GCGTTGAGCTGCAGCAACCCAAAGAGAGTCCAGGCAAATGGGTCGGAGGGTCGGGTTTGGCGTGACCCCAACCTTTCTCCTCCCCAAAAAAAAAGTACATTTATGGTGCCAACGCAGTTGGCATCTCTCCTTCGATTGGGGCTACCTTGCGTAGCCCTTTTTTTGTTCGTATGATGTAGTTACTTGTAGAGGGTTAGAGATGACGATAACTGCGATAGAGGTCAGCAAGGGTGTTGATCTTCCCAAGCCTAGGGTGGTGTTTGCGTACCCGTATGGGGAAATGGATGTGGGGGACTCGTTTGTGGTGCCTGTGGAGCACAGGGCCAAGGTGTTGAATGCGAATTACAGGGCTGGCAAGCGCTTGGGTCAGAAGTTTGTGGCCAGGAGTGAGGGTGAGGTGTTGAGGGTATGGAGGGTGGAATAGGGGGTCTGTGATGAATACGGACAGGTTGTGGATGGAGGAGGATGAGTTACGGGCTGAGCTGGAGGTGATGGATGCTCGGCTGTTTCTAGCGTCTGTGTTGGTCAGGCAGTTGATGGACAGGATTGAGGATGCAACCCGGGACGGATACATATCGGGATATTCAGATGCAGCTTTACGAATCTCGGGTGCTGCTGCAGCGAGAGATCAGGGCTGCGTTACTGTGCACTAGGAAGTCGCAGAAGATTAAGTTGGTGGACAGGTGGAAGCGGGATTACCCGCCTATCGTGTGGGAAGAGATGCTCAGGGTTGCCCGTAAAAGAGATGTGGCAAGAGCAATAGCGGACTGGGTATTGGAAAAGCCTTAATGAAATTTGATTTAGCCAAGTTCTACAGCTTTTGCTCTGAACTCAAGATTGAGACTAAGGAGCAGGGTTTGCGGAAGATGGATCATCTTCTGGGCACTCAGACATATGTGATGGATGAGATTGCAAAAGGATTGGCTGATGACGTGCACTTCTTTGTGATCTTGAAGGGTCGGCAGTTGGGGATTACGACTATTTCCCTAGCCTTGGACTTGTATTGGCACTTTACTCATCCGGGTTTACAGGGAACGCTCACGACGGATACGGAAGAGAACCGGGATATGTTCAGGATGACCCTGGCCATGTACATGGACGGGTTGCCCAAGGAGTTCAAGATTCCGGCGGTGGGACATAACAGGAACCAGTTGTCCCTCAAGAACAGAAGCCGGTTGTTCTATCAGGTGGCGGGACTACGCGCTAAAGGCTCACTGGGGCGTGGCAAGGCCATCACCTACCTTCACGGCACGGAGACAAGTTCTTGGGGTGACGAGGAGGGTCTGGCGTCCTTGTTGGCTTCCTTAGCCGAGAACAATCCTGACCGGCTTTACTTGTTTGAGTCCACAGCCCGTGGGTTCAATATGTTCCACGATATGTACAAGACCGCGCAGAGGGCCAAGACCCAACGTGCGATCTTCTGCGGCTGGTGGCGTAACGAGTTCTACAGCGTTGACCCTGCTAGCAACATCTACAAGGTCTACTGGGACGGCAAGCTGACGCCGGAAGAGAAAGAGTGGCACCGGGACATAAAACGCCTCTACGGCTTTGAGATCAACTCCCGGCAGATGGCCTGGTGGCGCTGGAAGATGCACGAGGGCATCAAGGACGAGGCACTCATGTACCAGGAGTTCCCGCCGACAGAAGACTATGCCTTCGTGATGACAGGCACTTCCTTCTTCTCCACCACCCGGTGTACAGAAGCAGCCAAGGCTTCCAAGACCCTTGCGCCCGACCATTACCGCTATGCCTTCGGTTCTCTCTTCCAGGACACGGAAGTCCTCAAGAGCACGGAAAGGCTAGGCGTCCTCAAGGTTTACGAAGAGCCTATAGACAACGCCTACTATGTCATCGGAGCAGACCCGGCTTACGGCAGTTCTGACTGGGCAGACCGTTTCTGCATCCAGGTCTTCCGCTGCTACGCTGACGGGATGGAGCAGGTGGCCGAGTTCGCCACCTCTGAACTCAATACCTACCAGTTCGCCTGGGTTATTGCCCACCTCGCAGGTGCCTACAAGAACTCCACGCTGAACTTGGAGGTGAATGGGCCTGGTCAGGCCGTCATCAACGAGATCAGGAATCTCAAGCGGATGGCCGTGAGCATGAACAATGCCACGGGGCGTGGTCTGCTGGATGTGCTGGGCAGCATGACCAACTACATCTGGCGCCGGAATGATGCGCTGGGTGGCATCTCCAACTCCATAGGCTACGTCACCACCCACGCCAGTAAAGAGCGGATGCTCAACTACATGAAGGATTACTTTGAGCGCGGGATGATGGAGATCAAAAGCATGGACACCCTAGAAGAGATGAAGGGTATCGTGCGGGAAGGTGGCACCATCCACGCCCCAGGCAGGGCCAAGGATGACCGGGTGATCGCCTCTGCGCTGGCTGCGGTGGCATTTGCAGAGCAGGTGCAGCCCAGGCTTATAGCCGCGAGGATTACCCGCAACATCTCCCAAGCCCAAGACAACATGACGGTGCAGGAAGCGCAGATAGGGCGCAACGTGGCCGACTACCTCAAGAAGATCGGGATGTACGGCACCAATTAACAAGATACAATCTCCTAAAAGGAGGTTGTTCTATGGACTCGGACAAACGGAAAGAGCAAAAGCGTCTAGCAGCACAGCGGTATCGGGAGCGTCATCCTGATGTTGTTAAAGCTAGGAATCGAGATCAGTACGAGAAGAACAGGAAAGACCGCATTGACTACGCAAAAAGCTACTACCTCAAGAACAAAGACAAAAGACTAGAGCAAACCAAGCAGCGATACCAAGAGAATAAAGAGCTGCAAAGCAAGAAGTACAAGGACTTTAGAAAAACAAATCCAGACTTTGTTCGTGAGCGAGACAGGAAGTACTACATCAAACGAAAGTACGGTCTAACGTTGGAACAGCTAGGTGATCTTTGGGTGAGTCAAGATGGTAAGTGTGCAAACACAAGATGCGGCTCAACGTTGTTCAGAGGTCTGGGTGGATACGCTATCGATCACTGCCATAGTTCTGGGAAAGTTCGTGGCTTGTTGTGTATGGCTTGCAATGTTGCTCTTGGCCACATGGATGACAAGATTGAAAAGCTGATGGGACTGATTTACTACCTCAGAAGCAAGGGCGTCGTTAATGCATGACAAGTTAACAGTCGTGGCCATCTACGGCCACAACAGCGGAGAAAGCGCGGTTCCATCTCTGGAGCGTTCGCTACTAGAACTTCCTGGTGCTCAAGGCTTGCTGATCTCTCCTCGCAGGCCACGCAACCTTCCTAAGCACATCCGGCACAAGAAGTGCCACAAGATGACCTACAAGCAGTACAGCCTCTTCGTGATGTACTGCCTGCACACCTACATCAAGACAGAGTTCTGCCTCATCGTGCAGGACGACGGGTGGGTGCTCAACGGACAGAACTTCACCGAGGACTACTACCAGTACGACTATGTAGGAGCGCCTGCCCACGCAGCAATGGTCGGAAACAACTATCACATCCAGTTTTCCTGGCAACACGAGAAAGACCCGCTGGTGGTGCAAAACGGAGGGTTCTCCCTGCGCTCCCGCAAGTTCCTGCGCCAGCTTGCCAAGAGCGGCATCGTCTGGAAGCACTTTGATGTAGAACCGTTCTGCAACGAGGATGTGCAGCTGTGCACTTGGCTGCGCCCGGAGCTGGAGAAACACGGCATCAAGTTCGCGCCCGTGGAGGTGGCCAAGCACTTCAGCATGGAATATGCCGGTTTAGGCTTCCACGACGACCTGGACTTCTCAAAGCTGGTGGGGCATCACGGCCCTACCCGCAAACTTGTCGGTGATAACCACATCAAGATCACCGCACCCATGTCAAAAGTGAGTGATTACTACCGAGAGCTGGAGTTTCTCCACTTCCTGCAAGAAAAAGGCTATGCCCTGGAGTGTCATGAGCCATCCTGAGCAAATGCGCTTTGTCGCAAGCCTCACCCGCACCTTCCCCTGGCACTTCCGCAACACCAAGGTGGTGGAAGTAGGCTCGCTGGACATCAACGGCTCTGTGCGGCAGTTCTTCTACGAGCCAACCATCTACATCGGCTGCGATGTTGGCCCAGGCCCAGGCGTAGACCTCGTGTGCCCAGGGCATGAGCTGCCGTTTGTGGATAAGTTTGATGTCGCCATCTCCTGCGAGTGCTTTGAGCACGACAAACACTGGCAAAAGACCTTCGCCAAGATGGTGGATATGGTCAGAGACAACGGCCTGGTCATCTTTTCCTGCGCCACAACGGGTAGACCCGAGCATGGAACGACCAAAAGCAACCCTTTTGACGCTCCATTCACCAACGATTACTACAAAAACCTCACAAAAGAGGACTTTGAGAGCACTTTTGACCTCAAAAAGCTGTTTTTGAAGTACGAATTCAGCGTAAATGAGGGGTCTAAAGACCTCTACTTTTGGGGTCAAAAATGACCAAAATATGGCCAAAAAGTGAGCTTTTCAGGCTTATGGAGC